GTGGACCTGGATCAAGAGAATCTTTGGCAAGAAATCCGACGCTACCCCAGCGCCTGCCTCGCCGAACTCTGTCTCCGCATCCAGTCTGAGCTTCATCGTCGAGCAACCCAAGACCAGCTACGACGAGCGGCGGGCATCAACGCCGAACAAGGGCTCCAAAGTGATCATCCCGGCGGCGGTGGTCTTGCATCACTCGGACGGCAGCTACCGTGGCGGCGTCGAGTGGATCGCCAACCCGGCCAGTAAAGTGAGCTACCACGTCCTCATATCCCGCGATGGACGCAGGACAGTATTCGCTAACGATACTGACCGGTGCTGGCATGCCGGTCGCAGCTCATGGCAAGGCCGCTCCGACCTCAACAGTTGGAGCCTTGGCGTGGCCTGGGACGGCAACACCTACGAAGACCCCCTCGGCGAAGCCGCCATGAACAGCGCCATCGAATACCTCGTTCCTCGCATGAAGAAGTGGGGCATCCCACTGAACATGGTGGTCACGCACCAACAAGTCGCCCCAACCCGCAAAACCGACATCTCCTCGGGTGACGCGGCAAGATTCAAGACCCGATTGAAGGCGGCACTGAACTAATGGCACTGGAGAGTCCAATCCAACGCGACGGCGACAACGGCTTCATCGGCTTCGCCTCGCGCCTCAACCCGCTCACGCTTCCGGCAGGCATGCTGCAAGACTCGGTCAACATGCGCCTCGAGCGTGGCACAGCGCAGACGCGCAAAGGGGCCAAGCGCCTCGCTGACGCCATCTCAACAGCGGACGAACCGCTCACGCTTTCCTTTGATCTCGCGGCGGACAAAGCCATCAGCACGATCACCCGCAGCGGCACGCTCGCCACCGTGACCACAACCGCCGCACATGGCTACACCGGGACGCCCACAGTCAACATCCGTGGGGCGACCGGCGTGGATGCTGCGCTTTACAACGGCGACTTCGTCATCAGCTCCCCTAGCGGCACGACCTTCCAATACACCATGACCGGCACGCCGACAGCTAACGCTACCGGCACACTGATCGCCAACAAGGGGCCGCTGGTCAAAACGACTTACACCGGCGGCATCTTCGCCTCGGGCGTATTCGCCAGCCGCAACTACGACAACGCCAACGAGTATATCGTCATGTGCGGACCCGACAGTGCTTACCTCTGGCGCAATGTTTCGCCGACAGACACCGTTGTTACGGTGGGCTATCCCAGCTCGCCGGACGAAACCGTGGAGGCGACTGACACGGTCTCGGTGGTGCAGGCTTACGACCGACTTTATATTCTCCGCGAGGCGGCGCTGTCTGGCAACTACGCGCAAAAACTGACCAACGCCACGGGCATCGCGGTGAGCGGCACGACAGCGACGGTCAACGTGAACACCCACGGCTACCCCCAAGGCGCCACAGTCCGCATCGAGGGCAGCACCACGCCAGCCTTCGACGGGCATGAGTTCCGCGTGCTCGGCACCAACCTCAACGCCAACAGCTTTGAGATCACCGTCCCGACCGGCACCGCCGCCCATGCCGTTGCCGACATCCGCGTCCGCCGCGTGAAACCACCACTCTACTGGACCGGCACCGGCAGCTTCGTCCGTGCTGCGGCCGGCGTGCCCGCCGAAGGCCCAACCTACAAAAAGATGCGCTCGGTCGGCTGGGCGAGCTACGTCCAGAACCGGCTCATCATTCCTGACGGCCGCGATCAAGTTGCCATTTCCGACTACCTCGATGCCGACCTTTACGATCCGTTCTGGGCCAGCTTCCGCACCGGCGCCGGGGGTGGAGACTTTGTCATGGCCGTGCATCCATGGGCCGAAGGCGCGGCGCTGGTCTTCTGCCGCAAGAGCATCTGGCTCGCTACCCTGGCGCAATTCCCCGCGACCAATGGCACGGACTTCGCCATCGACACGGCGGTGGCCAAGCTGGAACTCGTCACCGACGAGATCGGGTGCAGCGCCCGCAACAGCATCGTCACCGCTGGGCGATACGTTTTCTTCCTTTCTGACGCCGGTGTCTACCGCCTCGACACCCAGCTTGACCTCAAATTACGCGGCGACACCAAGCCGCTCAGTGATCCGGTCGCCGACCTCTTTGAGCGCATCGACCAGAGCAAGGTGCAGCGTGCCTTCGGTATCTGGCACAACAACCGTTACATCCTCGCCGTCCCCACGCTGGACGCGCCTGACGATAGCAATGATCTGGTTGTCACCTGGTCGGCCCTCAATGACCAATGGGAATCCCGCGACGTTTATGGCATCGGCGTGGACGCCTTGGTGGTCGGCACCTACAGCAACGTGCGCCGCTTCTTCAATGTCCGCCGCACCGGCAAGCTGTATCTCCTCGATGAGAACAGCAACGGCAAGGACGACGAGCCGAGCGGCAGCCTGCAATCCCAAGTCACCGGCACGATCAAGACCCGCCGCTATGCCATGGGAACCATGAGCAGCAAGCGATTCCTCCGCAGTCTTGCCGACGTGGTCTTGCCGGATGACGGCAGCATTGTGGTCAAGTCCAACCTCATCAACCCCGACGCCGAGATCACCTTGGTGCCGGGACAAACCAACGACAGCGGACTCGCCGAGGACTACACGCTGAAGCAGCCGATCCGCCGCAAGGCCCACGCCGCCGAGTTAATCTTCGAGACCACGGCCGAGCGCCCCGAGATCCGCAACGTGAGCATCGAGGCGGCAGGACCGAGCGACCCGCCGACTGAGACACGCAACGCCGCCTAACCCTCAACTCTAAACCCTCAACTCTCAACTACTCATGGCTACCGTCACCGCATCCTACAACTGGGTCTCAGGCGAAACCGTCACCCCCGCCAAACTCAACACGACCGCCGCGCCGACTGTCGTTGTCGCTGACAATGAAGTCACGACCGCGAAGATTCTGGACGCAAACGTGACGGACGCAAAACTCGCCGCAACGCTGAATCTAAGCAGCAAGACGGTGACGCTACCGGCAACGATTGCATTGCCCGCCGGTGCCGTGATGGCCTTCGCCATGAACAGCGCGCCGGCTGGCTGGCTCGCGGCAGACGGAAGTAACGTCAGTCGCGTGACCTACGCGGCACTTTTCACCGCCATCAGCACGACCTACGGCGCGGGAGACGGAGGCACGACTTTTGCCCTGCCCGACCTGCGCGGCTACTTCGTGCGCGGCAGCGGAACAAACAGCGACGGCACGGCGGCTGGGACGTTTGGGGCCAAGCAGGCGGACTTGATTAAACAGCACCAACACGTTGCAGACGTGTCTGACCGATTCTTCAATTACAGAGCAAACATTAGTGGATTGGCGCCAGCCTATAACAGCGGTCAGGTAGTCTCGGACGCTTTGTTTGGAACAAAAACCGGTGACGTTGCTGACGCTCTAGGCGGCACCGAAACCCGCCCGAAGAACATCGCCATGCTTTACTGCATCAAGTTCTAAGCATGACCCCATGGCAACGCGCAAAACACTGGTGGGACAACCACAGCACGCAAGATTTCTGGGAGCTTGTCGGCGAGCATCTGTCGGCGGGCTTAGTCCACGCCACACCGGAAGTCTTTCTGCTGGCCAGCGAGTTGCGGTGGAACGCAGAGGAGCAAGCCTTTGAAAGCGGCGAGCCTAACACTTGGTTCGTCACTCTGGCTGCTGGCACTGCTGGCACAAACCCTGTGCGGGAGTGCCTGCGCGTGGCGCCGCATCCGCAGCAATACGCGGCATGGTGCCGCAGGGGCAGCTTTGAGCCGCGAGTATACGATTGGAACAAACTAATTAGCAAAACAGGAGGATAATACTATGGGAGGAAAATCATCAGCACCAGCACCGCCGCCGGCACCGCCGGCGCCGACACCAATCGATTACGACCGGATGTATGCCGCGGCGACGCGGTCAGCCATTCAGCAGATGCAGGAGCAAGAGCGTTCGCTCGAGCGTCTGTATCCCAAGATGACGGCCATGCAGCTGGGCACGGCACGCCAGGTGGCCGGCGAGTTGGATAATGAATACCTCGCCCGGACCCGTGGGGTGTTTGACCAGGAGCTGCAAGCGGCCGGCCAACCCAGCCAGATCGAGGCGGAGATCCAGCGTCAGGCTCAAGAGGAGCTGATGCTGGGGCGTTCCCTCTCGCCGGAGCAGGAGCGTGCCGCCCAGCAATCCGCCCGCGGCGCCTTCGCCGCCCGCGGTCTCGGCACCAGTGCCGGATCGTCGGCCGCGGAGATCCTCAACCGGGATGCCATGGCGCAGCAGCGTCTCGACCAACGGCGTCAATTCGCCCTCGGTGCCAACCAGCTCGACCTGGCCCGCCGCGGCCGCCGGATCACCCTGGCCGAAGGCTACGGCGCCCTCGACCCCTTCGCCCGCGGACTCAACCCGGCCTTCGGCCTGGGCCAAGCGACCATGGGACAAGGCACGCAGCTGATCGGCAACACGTTCAACAATGCCGT